ATGCACGTAGCACTTCCCACTAAAAAACAGGCTAGAATTTTAGGATTGAAAATAAACGAAATAGATCTATCAGAAGATTACAGTCCCAGAGACAAATTACTGATGATGAACTTCTATAAAAAGAAACTCCGAAAGCTCTATCCTAATAAAAATATCTAATACACAAGCCCGCCACCAGACGGGCTTACTAAACCAAAAAAAAGCACCATTTATGTCAAACGAAAAAATAAACTCCCAGATCGCTCTTCTACAGGAGCAAATTTATAACCTAGAACAATCAGGATATTTTACTGAAAAAGAAATGGATTCTCAATCCTTTGCTCTTCGTCAAGAAATCGAGGCCTTACAATCGCAATTACTTCCTATAGAAAAGGTTCTTGGAGTTTCAGAGGATGAAGTTGTATTACTTGCTAAAACACTTAAAAGCTGTTTTACTGCTGAAAGAATAGCACCTACTCCTTACGGAATGTCTCCAGGTTGCTATATCGAAGGCTCACGATTTCATAAGCAATATTTCTCGCAAATGCCCTCTCCAGCACTATTAAACACATGGAACACCTTAAAACTGGAAATGTCATTTGTAAGTAAAGATGATGATTCTAAGTCCATAGACATGCAGCAGGATCATTTTACAGATAGTTGGAACATAGTAGGCAGAGAACTAATAATCAGTAAAGGATAATCTATGAAGTTTATAAAACAATCCTCTATTGATAATTTGATTGATGAAGCTCGTATTGATGTCGTTATTGGAGCCACTGAAGAACTGAAAAAGAAAGGCGTTCACTATTTCTGTTTTTCTCCTTTTACAGGCGAGAAAGGAACGCCTTCTTTATGCGTGCATGTGGTGAAAAACTTCTTTTATGATAATTCGGCTGGATTTGGAGGAAACTCGGTGCAGTTTATCATGAAGAAATACCCAACTATGAACTTCTTTGAAGCGGTGGAAAAAGTGGCCGAGATCACCGGTATCGTTTTGGAATACGAAGAACAATCAGAAGATGCTAAGAAAATTCATGACGAAATATTGTCCATGAAAAAGATCGTGCAGTTTTGCTCTGACCAATACCAAAAGAAATTCAACAGCCTTGCCATAACAGATTGGGCAAAGAAAATGATGATCAGTGATCGTGGATTTTCTGAGGAAATTCTGCAGGAATTTATGATTGGATTTGCACCCGATGAAAGAAGCTTCGTTTCCACTCCACTAATCAACAACGCTCACTTTGAACTATCAAAAACTTTAGGGTTTACCAATACGAAAGATGGTGCATCGTATGACTTCTTTAGAAACAGAATCATGTTTCCTATTCACAACGAAAAAGGCGATATCATCGGTTTTGGAGGAAGAATCAGCAACAGCGAAGAAGATAAGACTTATGCCAAGTACATGAATTCTAAGGAAAGCAAGCTCTACTTAAAAGAAAGAGTGTTGTACGGACTTTGGCAAGCTAAAAAGAAAATTGCTTCTTCAGGGAAAGCCATTTTACTAGAAGGATATACGGATGTAATGGCTTTGCACCAAGCCAATGCAGGAAATGCAATTGCTACCTGCGGAACTTCATTGACTGAGGGCCACGCCAAATTATTGCAACGTTTTTGCAAACATGTGATTTTGTTTCGTGATGGGGACAAAGCGGGATTGAGAGCCGTACACCGTGATATTGATATTTGTTTGCGCTTTGGTTTCAAAGTCGAAGTGGTGATTTGCCCTGATGGAGAAGATCCTGACAGCTTGTCTAAACAATGCGATATCAATGAGTTTATCGAAAAAAACCGTGAGGATGCCATTCTTTGGAAAGCTAAATTTTTACAGGAAGAAGCTAAGAACCCGGAACTGGAAGCATTAGAACAAACGCTGCGCGAAGAACTAGATAAAACGATCGTTGAGTTAAAATATCAGTTGGCTACTGAGGAGGAACTAAAAGCACTTTCTATTCACGATAGAAAATTTAAGAAAAAAGAAAATGACGAAATCTTTAGATCTATTGCGGAACAGGAAAAAGAACTAAAACAAGAACTGGCCGACTTGCCAAAATACGATCCTTCCCTGGTTGCTGCTTCGGTAGAAAGCATGGCCAATACTTTGCACCTGATTCCTAACAAAATTGAGCAAACTGCCTATGTGAAAATGGTTTCGAAAATACTAGGGCAAAAACCGCTAGTCATTACTGGAATTATTACAGCCACGGAAGAAAATGAAGCGAAAGCCAAAAAAGGAAAATCACAAGAAGCCGACAAAAAAGAACATGAAGTGCTTGGACTTCCGGAAGGAGCCAATAAAGATCAGTATTTGACAGATCGTTTTTGTGAAATAGGAAATGTGTACTGGTTTCGCCGTGAAAACTCCTTTGTTTTAGGCACTAATTTTAGAGTAATCCCGCTTTTCCATGTGGAAGGTCGCGCTGATAATAAAAGACTTTGTGAGGTCATCAACCACCTTGGACACAAAAGACTGATAGATTTTGAATCGACTGACTTAATCAATTTTACCAAAATAAAAGAACGTTTGATCATGGAGGGTTTCTTCTTCTTTGAACCAGGAGCGAGAAACGAAGACTTTCAATTGGTGGCTAAGAAACTGCTGAATGATTTTATCACGGCTTCTGAATTGAAAATACTAGGCTACCAACGCCAAGGTTTCTTTGCTTTTGCAGATGGAATTTACAACGACAATAATTTCCATAAAGTCAATAAATACGGCATCGTAAACGTGGAAGGATTAGAAAAAACCGAAAGTGAATACCGCTCTGATATCACGCACTTTTATTCTCCATCACATTCTGAGATTTACAAAGCTGCCAATGAAGGTGATGATCCATTCGAAAATGACCGTCATTTTATTCATAAAGCGGCACCGGTTTCTCTGGACCAATGGGCATCACAAATGGTAACCGTTTTTGGTGATAAAGGAAGATTGGGAGTAGCATTTTGTTTGGCTGCTAATTTTAGAGATTTATTCATTCAGCATTACAATTTCTTTCCCTTATTTGGAGGATTTGGGCAAAAAGACAGCGGTAAATCAGGATTTGGTTCTTGCCTTCAGGCGTTCTTTTATCACAACCTGAACCCATTAGAACTGAACACTTCTACACTGGTAGGTTTGTCCAGAAGATTGACCAGAGTGAAGAATTCAATTGTTTTTTGTGACGAGATGCGCGACGATATCGACGAGGGAATGCACCAAACATTGAAAGGAACTTGGAACGGAATAGGCCGTGAAAAAGGAAAAGGATTTGAAAGCAATAGAACCACGGTTGACAAAATCAACTCGGCGGTTTATTATTCCGGGCAATATTTACCAACCCGTGATGATGGTGCTTTGCCTTCCCGCTCGATCATTACCAACTTTGAAAACAAGGAATTCACCTCTAACGAAAAAGAGCAATACAACAAGCTGATTGCCTGGAACAAAGAAGGAATTTCGTCTTTTATACTGGACACAATCAAACACCGTGATTTCTTTGCCAAAAACATGACTCGAGTATATGCTGAAACTCAAAAGGAAATGAAAGCCGCTCTGAAAGAGCAGGAATACCAAAACCGAGTTTTTGACAATTATATTGTTCTCCTGGTAACGGTAAAAATGTTGCAAGACAAATTCAACTTTCCTTTTACCTACGAGCAATATTTCAACTTGACAAAAGAAGCCATTGTCGAAAACTCAGAAACAATTGCTGACAGTGATGGATTAGCTGCTTTCTGGAGAATTGTCGAATACTTGGCAGATCCTGCACAGCATTCGATCAAGCAAGGTTCTGATTTCCTTATCGAAAGAGCTTCGACATTTGAATACATCCCGAAGAGAGGAGAAAAAGCCACGTACACCAATAAAGAACGAGACAAGATCATATTTATCAACTTCTCCAAAGTGCACCAAGATTACCACAAGGAAGTTTCTAAACGTCAAGGCGAAGAAGTTATTGGAGCTACGACGATCAGGAATTATTTGAAATCTAAGAAATACTTCATTGGGCTTTTTGGTAGTAAAAGAATGGGTGATAAATGCCCGAGCGGATATGCTTTTAATTATTCGATGATGCAGCGATTGGGGATCTTGAATTTAGATGATATCAACGACACACAAATTGACATTGAAATGCCTGATGACTTAAAATTTTAATTATGGACGGTAAAGAATTTTATAAGTACGCAAAACCATGTATCGAGGCGCAAATTACTATTTATCCAAAGCCCTCTAACACGGGCAAATACAAAATAGTGATCAACACTCGAGGTCATGAAAAGATAGGTGAAGAGATTTATCAAAACGAGTCCTATATAAAATCTGAAACCATCCGCACACCCGCAGGAATGAAAGTAGTAAGAATAGAAGTTCCGGGTGTTTATGACAAAATATTAGAATTATACAAGGCGATTTGCCTTAAAAATAAATTTGCACAATTATGAGCGGAAATACTAATAAAATAATAGCATTCAATTATTTCGGGGGTAAGTTTTCTTGGCTTGATAATATTTACAAAAACTTTCCGGAAGACTTTACTCATTTGATTGAAGTATTTGGAGGCTCATTGGCAGTGTCACTTAATTATCGAAAAGAATGCATAAAAACAGCTAATGAAATTAATTCTGAGGTTACAAATTTTTTTCAAGTTTTAAGAGACCATGAGCCGGAACTAATACGCCTACTACTTCTAACACCTTGTTCAAATCTAGAATATGACAACTGTTGGCTTAAAACGGATGATCATATCGAAAATGCTAGAAGATTTTATGTAAGAGTTCGCCAATCTTTTTTTGGGCTTGGATGCTCTAGAAAAAATAAAGGGTGGCATTTTGCAAAACAAAACGGAGATACTAGAGGGGGAGAAACGGTAAGTAAATGGTTTAATGCGCTTGAAAAACTTCATGAGGTTGCTGAAGTATTAAGAAATAATTTTCAAATAACGAACTGCGACTATAAGGATATTTTAGACAAGGCAGATTTCCCGAAAGCATTCTTCTATTTAGACCCTCCATATTCCAAAAGAAGCAGAAAATCATATAATGATTACGCCTTTGAATTCTCTGATGAAGATCATTTTGAACTAGCCAGTAAACTTGCTGAAATAAAAGGAAAGGCTATGATATCAGGATATGATTGTTCCTTAATGAACGATTTATATAAAGACTGGCGAAAAGTTAAGTTTCCTATAAAGAAAAATAATATTAGATCTGGAGAAGTTCAAGAAGTTATTTGGATGAATTACGATAAACAAACTGAAGATTTATTTACAACCAATTATTAATTAAACAAACATTTAGCGATGGAAACAAAAAAAGAGATTATCAGCAACAGAAGAATTCGGGCAAAAGTAAAGGAAACACAGGTTTTCCTTGCCTTGAATAAAGTCCAGCAGGGAATTGTGAGTACGAGGCAAAACCTCACCGCTATTAGCAATGGAGTCGCTTCGGTAAAAGTCAACGGAATAGTGCACTGGGAAACCTTCTCTCAGAACAGCCGGAACAACTCAGAGATCATCCGAGAGATTTACACCAATAGTTTAGAAGTTAAATTTTAGAAAACAAAATCACATGACAATAGAAATTAAAAAAAATATAGCATCCTCTATTTATATCAATACACCAGAAACCAGCTGGGCACTATTCTGGTTTAGTCTAGATGGCGATTTATTATTACAATCTGACTGGGGAACTTACACGCATCGTTGGAGGGGTTTTGGTGATGATTTCGAGAAGTTCTTAAAAGGATTGGACGTGGAGTATTTCGTCGGGAAACTTTCAAGACAAGACGTAAACCAAACTAGAACGCACGAGAAGCAAAAAGAAATTCTGAGACTTTTATTTGTTCATTTTATAACGGCTTTGAAAACTCAGCAAACTGAAAAACCAAACCTTGAACTCAAACAAGAGATTATTTCCAAAGCCAATAAATGGGATGAACTTCATGAGAAAATTGGGAAGATTTATTACGATGAAAATTTTCAAGGGGATTTGACAGATATCGGAGAAATAGCAGCTTTGAAATTAGGGTATTTAATATAAAAACAACAATCAAAAAAATAGAATTTATGCAAGCATCAGGAATTATACAAAGAATACTAGAGACAAAAGCAACTGCGTCAGGATTTGAAACTAGGTCAGTTCATATAAAAACCGAGGAACAATATCCCCAAGTTTTAGATATTCAATTTACACAGGGAAAGGTTGTCGACCTAGACAAGTTTGCACCAGGACAAAAGGTGAAAATTGACATCAACCTCAAAGGTCGTGAGTGGACGAATGCTCAAGGAGAACTTGTAGTATTCAACACCATTCAAGGATGGAAAATAGAAGAAGTAAAGTAAGATGTATTCCTTCAACGAAATTGACTTGATGTTTAAAAACTGCCTTTGCTGCGAAGAAGTACGCCGAGTAAGGGCAGCTTTTACACCGGTTATTGAAGACCGCGAACTTTCAAATATGAAAATATTTTATATCAGAAAAAAATCAAGGCTTCGCCAGATGGAGCTCGAAAACAAACCGAATCAATCCCGTAAATCATGAGTAAAAAACAATGTCCAGTATGCGGTCTTCATAAAAAAGCCTGCTTACACAGTCAACAACTTCGAGAAGAAATCACAGATTTAAGAGTCACCCGCATGTTGTGGTTCTCGATAGGTTTTATCCTAGCAATGGGGCTCCTTTTATTTCAAACAATTATCAACCCTCAAATAAATTAAGATGATGAAAATGATTAAAAAATTCTTCACCACAATATACAAGGGACTGCAAGAACAATCTAGAAACTGCCCAAGAGACACAAAGTGGTAATCACGATGGAAGACGAACCAATCAAACCGGAACTGCTGGCTCTTGGAGTCGAGATCCAAATGGAACTGATCTCCATAGGCATGGATGAAGTCGAGATTATGAACTTTTGGGACGAATGCTATAAGGCAGCCCAAAAAAACAAACCAGAAACCATAAAATTTAAGAATCATGAACAAAATTGAATTAGGAGAAGCTATAGTCGTAATTGTTTGTGAAGGAGGCAGAGCCATTGGAAGAGCGGCTGCAATCTCGCACGTAATGTCTAAAATGCAAAATGTGGTAATAGGGGCAAATTTTCAGGAAATTATGAATAAACAGTCAAATACTGTTTTTGCAAATGAATCAATGAATTTTCCTTGTATCGATTTGCCTCCAATGATTGAACCCAATGAAATAAAGGCACGGAAGACATTTGAGGAGCCAAAGTCAAAATATATTAACCGACCAATTAAAAATCACAGATGGTAATGAGCAAAACTAAATATCACCCCATATTATTTTCTACGCCAATGGTTCAGGCGATAATCGAAGGAAGAAAAACCCAGACCAGGAGAACCAAAGGATTGGAAAAAGTAAATACAGACTGGAGACCATGGAAATTCGTCGATTTCTGTTCTAATCCAGAGAGTGAAAATGACAACAGAAAACATGCGATTTTTAGATGTTTTATTGACACATGGTTTACCGTGCCCTGTCTTTACGAAGTGGGCGATGTGCTTTGGGTTAGGGAAACGTTTTGTAAAATACCTGATTTAAGTTTTTCATACAAAGCTTCAATTTGTGAAAATTCAGAAGATATCAGACAGGATTATTTAAAACAAGGACAAAAATGGGCCAATTGGAAGCCTTCTATTTTTATGCCAAAAGAAGCCTGCAGAATTTTCCTAAAAGTAAAATCAATTCGTATCGAAAGGCTGCAGGATATCAGCGAAGAGGATGCTCAAGCGGAAGGAGCAAAAGACAGTTTAAAACACAGTGAATTGAAAATATTAGAAGGTTTAGGTGATTGGCCAATTCCCCGCCCTTTTCAGAGTCATCAGTTCGGGTTTTTGTCTATCTGGTGCACCATAAATGGCTGCGAGAATTGGTTAGAAAACCCATTTGTTTGGGTGTATGAGTTTGAAAAAATTGAGAAACCTTTAGATTTTATAGTATGATCGAGAGTCCGTTTAAAGGATCAAACTTAGAGGCAACCATCAACAATACTAATAATATTGAATTGCTGCATCAGCTAACAGAATCCGCGCTTAAGAAGCAACCGGAATCAAAGTTCTGGAAAGAAGCTTTTGCATTGATAGATAAAAAGAATAATCGCAAAACGAAAAAATTATGACAAAAGAAGAAGTTATTAGAAAAGCATACGGTAAAAGTTACTATATCGTAAAAGATTACATCAATGAAAATGGATTTGTTGATTGTGTTAAAAATAGAAAAATTAGTCTTATTCCTTATTTTGATGTTTCAGACATTGAATTTAAAGGACACTTATCTAGACCAAAATCATTGAAAGGAATTGAAAATAATAATGGTTGGGTGAAAATTTATCGTGAAAATGATTTACCTCAATTTGAGTGTAACTGTTGGTGGATGGATAAACAAGCCGGTTTAGTATTAGGAAGGTTTATTTTAGAAGGTAGTAATGATTTTATAATGAAAAACGCAACTCATTATAAAATCATCACAACAACTGAATTGCCTATATATTAAGCAGTTGCCATTAACGCAGAACGGCCTTCGGAGATATCAGAAAAGCAAATCAAAGATTGGCTATTGCTGGCCAAATCAATTAACCGGTGTTCAACATTCATAAATATTAAAAAAAACAGGGTAGCCGAAAACTGAATAGAGTAGGCAAATTTTTAAATACATTTTATTATGAAAAAAGTAAGTTTGATTTTATTGGCCGCGATTTCTCTTAGCCTTACATCTTGTTGGGATTTTAACAGGGAACAAAAATTTAAAGATGCAGAGAACAACGGTAAATCTGTCTTAATAGAAGCCGAAGGATCAAGAAGGGCGTTAATTGAAACCGCCAAAGCAGAAAATGAAAGTGCTACTTTGCAGGCAGAAGCTAAAATAAAAATTGCAAAAGCCGAGGCTCAGGCAGAAATTGAGCGCGCTTATGGGGTTGCTAAGGCAAATGAGATTATTGGAAACTCATTAAAAGGAAATAGTGAGTATTTGAAATACTTGCAAATTGAAGCGATTAAAAACAGCAAAGGGAGTAAGGTTTATATTCCAACAGAAGCTGGGCTGCCAATATTAGAAGCCCGTAAATAATAATAATAATACCCACAACACTATTCCGTTCCGGACCTGTAATTATAACCGCTCTTTTCGAGCGGTTTTTTATGTATAAGCCACTTCCGTTTCTATTGCGGCATGGGACGGTAATTAAACCTACCCACAAACAGTGCCTAAAACAAAAGATACTCGCACAGCGGCGTTCCCTGTCGCTCCCCCGCTCCCCCAATAGTCAAAGTGTGTCAAAATGTGGAGTAGTGGAGTCGTGGATCTGTACACTGGCCATGAAATGGCCAGATACTATAAAAGTTCAAAAAAATAATTCTCAAAAATTTTTTTTTGCCTTTTCCCCCGCTCCCCCTAAATTTAAAAAGTCATTCAAGAATAGAGATTGCGAAATTCAAATATAAACCGTTCCACTGTTCCACTGTTCCACAAATTTTTTTTAATAACATATAACTATATAATTATCAAATACTTACATTAAAATTTCTATTGTATTTATTTGTGGAACTTGTGGAACAGTTTTTTAGTGTTCCTACAAAATCAATATAGTTTCACAGGGTTTTTTTACTTAACTGCTTGATTTTCAATGTGTGGAACTGTGGAACAAAAAAAACAAAAAAAGTTCTATTAATCTATGTATATTTGTTTTTAAGAATATAACTTAAATTTTTTTTTATGAGTGAAAGAACCGCTGTAACAATCAATTTTCCTGTGAAGCCCCACGTTTACAAGTATTTACAAAATAAAGTAGGAGAAAAACTAGTAGTTACAAAGAGTGACTTCTTTGGTAGCATGGTTCTGGACATACTTTCAAAGAATTATAGTGATCTGCAGGCGGTCAAGGATGATATCACTTTTCCAGTGGAGATATCGCTGCGCTACATGGAAAAAATGGGAGTTTACATTGATAGCAAGATCATCCGTAAATTCAACACGCGGGTTGATGATGTATTCCGGGAAGAAATGCGCACTTATGTAGGGCTGAATTACACGGCAAACAAAATCCCAAAAGAAACCAGTTTGAAGCAATTTTGTTTCAATTATAACCTGAATGAGGATGATATTAAATTTGAAACTTTATTGAAGGATTTAAGACGTAACGTCAAGTAAATCAGGGGTACAATAAAAGTTTTTCCGATTTTGTCCCCCGTTTTTTCGTACATTTATACATTAATTAATTGATATTTTATAATTATGATCCACGCACTTACATCTGAGAATTATAAAAACATTACTAAGGTTTCCATTTTGGATGCAAAGGATGTTTTTTATCCTTTAAAATACGTTTTGCAAAAACGAGATATTGTTTTTGATGAGGATTTGGCAGTTGTCATCAAGCCCATGCTCGAAGACATTAAGTATCCAGCATCCAGCAAGGCAACTGATGCGGGCGTTTTGCGGGATTATAAAATAGAGATTTCGATAAATAACCAATTGCCAGAAACAATTGAACAGCTGGAACGCCTGGTGAATCGAAAAGTGATTGTGGTCCTGCATCATAATTATGGCAAAATAATATTGGGCTGTAACGAAATGCCATTGGAATATTTGTTCAATGATGACAACACCACTAACCCGCAAGGCGATAACGGTTTTACTGTTACTTGCCGTGGAAACGCTTACTTCTTAAAGGTTTCTATATAAATCACTGTCCTTTTTACAGGCTCGTTTTCGTAGTAAAATTGTATCGTTAATAATAGTAACGATACAATTTTATATTTTGAGCCAAAACTTAGATACACTTTTTTCGGGAAAATTCTACATAGATCAATCTTATGGGTTGGGTCTGGTTCCTTCGTTGATTTCCATTTTTACGGGAAAAACATCTGTTGAAAAAACGGAGGCTGACAAAATCAAAAACATTACTAAAATTAGTTTGAATGCAAACGCTTCTGCAATGGAGGTAAATTCTACTTTGAGTGATACTACTAAAAAAGTAGTTGTTCTTGACTTTAAACAGCCGGTAGTGAAATTCAGTACCTACAATTGGTTAGGAACTCAATCCTATATCGCCATGCTTGAAACCTTAAAAAATGATCCTGCAGTTGTAGGTGTTGTTGTTGATACTGATTCAGGCGGTGGTCAAGTATATGGGACTCCAGAATTCTATGATGCTGTTCAGTCTTTTTCCAGAGTAAAAACAATCGGAATTTATACCAATGGATATCTCTGTTCAGGAGCTTACTACTTTGCTGCAGCAGCAACATTTATCATGGCCAACAAAAGAGCCGATGCGATAGGATCTATCGGCGGTTATACGGTTATGGTGAATTATGACGGAATGATGGAGAAATACGGTGCGAAAGTTCACACCCTTTATTCCGATTTATCTCCAGAGAAAAACAAAGGGCATCGTGGTGTTATGGATGGAACTGATGAAGGTGGCAAAGAATACATAAAAACAGAACTTAATCCAATGGTTACAACTTTTCATGTTGATATGAAAGTTGGAAGGCCTCAATTAGATCCAAAAGTTTTCTTAGGTGGTACTTGGAGCGGTGAGGAAGCTGTTGCACTGGGATTAGTTGACTCTAATGGATCCTTGCAGGATGCCGTTGCTGAAGTTTGGTCCCGTTCAAAATCTGATAATACAAATTCAAATAATAATTCAAATTTAAAAAAGGGAAATATGTCAAAAACGACTAAAAGCTTTCCTGCTATCCAAACATTGATTGGAATTGAAGGAGAAGGTATCGCTACCATCTCGACAGTTCTAGGAAATAAAGGAGTGCAGCTTACGGAAGCGCAACTGGAAGTGTTAGAAAACGCTCTGGTTGCAAATGAAGCGGCTGTTACTGCTGCAAATGGTAAAGTAGCTACAGCCGAAGGTGTTGTGACTGCATTAGGAACTTCTATTGATGCCGTTCTTACAACTGCGAAAGTAGCTGTAGCAGCTGAAGCAACAATTGAAACGAAAATCACTTCACTTGGAGCTGAAATTGCAAGACTGGGAGCGATCCCTGGTGCAAAAGCAACTAAGGCAAAGGCTGAGGGTGATTCTTTTGAAGAAGAAGACAACATTGTGAACGCTGCGGATGCTCATAATGAATTTTATAACAAGGCTTAATTATTAAGATATGTCAGTAAACATTGATCAGGTTTTAGAAGAAACCAAAAAGTTCGCCGCACAAAATCCTACGATTTTGAATGCAGCGGTAATGTCAAACGAAATTGTTTTGAACAGAATGGCAAAATTGATCCCGAAAATTCGTGGTGAGTTTGCTTCTGTCAATTCAGTTATGGGACATGTGGTACAAGCATTCAGCACAACATGGGCTGAAACTGCTGATGTACAGTTCAGAGGTAAGCAGTTGAAAAACTACCACCAAAAAGTAAATTTTGCTTTTACTCCAGCCGAGATTCTTGGTTCTTGGATTCAGCAAAAATACGATGAAGGTGTTGAGTTGAAAGACAAGACTATCTCTAAGCACGTAATGACAATGCTTACCGCAAAAATCATTAGTGATGTAAATATCCTTTCGGTTAAAGGAGTTTACAATGTGGCTACTCCAACAGCTTGGTTGGCTTCAATGGATGGTTTGAATAAGATTCATACTGATTTGCTAGCAAACACGGTAAATCCATGTTTCAAAATTGAAACGGATGCAATCACGGATTTGAATATCCTTGATGTAGTACTTGACTTTGAAAAAGGAATTCCTGAGCAATACAGGGATGCTATCAAAGAGATTAAAATGAGTACTACAAATGCTCAAAATCACAAGTTGTTGTATGAAGATACTTTTGGAAAAAACACGGATTACAAAGGCGACAAAGGAAACCGCACTCGTTTAGGAGAGCGTACAATTGTAGCAGTTCCTAACATGTCAAACGACAAGATTGTGGCTACCATTGACGGTAACTTCGTGAGAATGATTGATGTGGTAGAGAATCCTGCAACGATCACTGATGTTCAAAAATTAGATTACAAAATCAAAGTTTTTGGAGAATTCACACTGGGTTACGACTATGCAGTGAATGAATTAGTATTAATGAATACTTCTGCAGTATTAGCAATAAAAGGTTTAGGAAACGCTGCCTTGAATGCATTGTACTACCCAGAAGAAACGCTTTAATCCCAATAGGAAACTATGAGTGAAGACTTAAAAAAAATAGCACAAGAACTCGGCATTGAGAATGCCGAGTCTCTTACTGCTGCACAACTGAAAAAAGCAGTTGCGGCAGCACAATTTAAACTTAATGCTTCTAATGCGATTAAAGCCGCAGCAGTTGAATTAGGTGTTGAAACAGAAGGTTTGACAGAAGAAGAATTGACTGCAGCTGTAGGCATTGCTTTGGATGAAAAACTGGCAAAGGATTTAGCGGAACAATCGGCTGCAGCTTCAGAAGAAGTGTTGGCGATTTTATCTGAATATTTAGGTGTTGACAATATTTCTGATTTATCTGTAGAGGAAGTAAAAGCATTATTAGATCAGAAATCAACTGATAGTGCATCAGAAATAGAAACAGTTATTGAAGAAGAAGGTAAAACGGATGAAAGCTTTACGGCCGAAAACGGAAAAGAATACGTGTTTACTCCAGATGCTCCCGCAGCGTTTAGATGTTTAGGTGTTGCTAAAACTCAAAAAGAGTGGTTAGAAGACACTGACTCTATGGAGTTACTAGTTGCGGGGAATTTATCATTTTTAACCTTAAAAAAATAATATCATGGCAGGATGTTTTGATGACTTACCAGTTGAAGATTTAACGGCTTGTATCAACAGCGAAGTACAAGCAGGAATCTCAGAAGTAGATGTTCGCTATGCGATACATCCACAAATAACCACTTTCCCAATGCCATTGAATTATGGTGATTTAGGCTATTCTTATGAAACTGCTGTTGCAGTGACAGCTGATATTGTTTTTACAGCAGGAAAAGGCTTTGGAAAAATAAGTATTATGCCAGACTCAGGAGAGGTGATGGTGGATTTAGTAGGTAATAAAGGAAATAAAAAAACGAAGAGTTCTTTCCCTTTTGCAGTTGCTGGAAACAATGCCAAAACACTTGGTTTCTTGAGAACACACAAAAACACACCAATGATTTTTTGCGTTACAGAGCGCGATGGTCAAAAACGTTTAGTGGGTGATGCTTTTAACCCAGCCTATGTTGTAGAGGGAAAAGCCACTACAGGTAAAGGTGGTGAAGATGACAAAGTGATCAACTTCACATTTGAGGCCTATTGTGTGCCAATTGTTTATTCTGGATTAATCCAGGAACCAGTTGTGATCCCGTAATATGAAGAAATACTTCATCATAGTAAATCTACCAATTCCTTGTTCTTTTGTGTTAAACGATAGAACGAGGTTTGATTTACGCACTGGAATCCCAAACAACTCTCTTGAAGTATTCAAGACTGGTTTTGCTTATTTGGGATTAAAGCCTGGTGCGGAGGAGCTTTTTAAAAAGGAAAAAATAAGTGATTTAATCTTATTGATTCAAAGCGCCAAACGCATCGAAGATGTTGAAATTTTGGCTTTGGCTAAACCTGAGAATGAGAAAGTTCAGGAAGCGGCCAAAAAGAAATTAGAAGAATTTAAGTAACCAATTAACCTTCATATTTATGAAAAAGTTTTTAATTATCGGCTGTGGACTCATGTTCTCCTGCCTTTCGGCAATGACCTTGCCAGACAACGTTCCGGTTGTCTCTTATGAAAAAATGACTATTCAAGAACCTTTGTCGCTTTTTAGTGATGTGGTTTTGTTAGTCGACAATGATGTTGTTTCGAATTTTATTGTAGAACCAAAAAACCCCGTGCAACTGCAAACATTTAAAGATGTGGCGGTACCTAATGTCAGGGAGTCGAAAGGTTTTTATAAACCCATCGATTACGAATCATTACATAAAATGAATCCTTTGTCTCATTACGATATTTATAATGGCAGGGAATTATTTAAGAATGAATTTAGTGTTGAAAATATACCTAGAAAGGAGGTGTTTTAGTTTTATATTTTTTTGTTTTAGTTAGTAGTGAAAAGCTCCGAATATGATGTTCGGAGCTTTTTTTAAAAGCGGTATTTATGGATATTAAAAGTTGGTTTAGTTCTCAAGGTTCTTATGCGGATGGAGTAATGCTTTACAGCAAATTGCCTACTTGCAATGCTAATGTATTGAGAAGCTTTGCCAGGGAAAACACTGCCAATTTCTTGAAACTGAAATACGAGCTCAAGAAGGCTTCTTTGTCTGGCAACAGCACGATTATACCAAAAACGGAAAAAATTGTCGCTGAGCCAAAAAAAACAGTCAAAGCTGAGCCGCTACTGCAGGAAATTATAAAACAATCTGCCAAAGCTTCTTTTGAAAAAGAAACGATGGCGATGTATCCCATGGAATTGCACTCTACCTACCGTCAGAGGGTGAGTGATTTTTATTTGGCTTGTGAGTTGAAATTCCAATTGAACTCCACTGCTGATGATGACGAAAACGATGCGCTTAAAATTATCATTCAACTCGATGATCTGTGGACCAGGATTGATCGTGCGTGGATGATTCTAGGTCACTGGAAAGACCACAACCGGATAATGCCTACTGAAAGTCACGAAGATTTCTCTCAGGTTTCTGGCAATAAATTAGTAATGCTGCGAGACAACCTCCAGTCGAGTATTAGCAAGCGGGAGAAAACTATTGGATCTATGCTGGAGCGCGTGAAAGCGTCTCCAGAAGATCGTATGCTTCTCAACTTGTATAATCGAAAACTGGAGCAGCTCGAGCAAAAGAAAATTGATTTAGAAACCATTAGAAAAAAACTGAAAGATGAGTGAATTATTATTAGCTCCATTGGAGTGGTCAACCGAAAAAAGAAGAGTAAGCGATTTAATTCCTTACGAGTACAATCCCCGAAAACTGTCTGAAGACAAAAAGCAGAAACTCCGTGAGAGTTTGGAAAAATACAATCTTGCCGAAATTCCCGCCATAAACACGAATGATGTAATTATTGCAGGACATCAGCGTGTGGTGGTTTTGATGGAAATAGGACGCGGACATGAATACATTGATGTGCGTGTTCCTAATCGCGAGCTGACAGAATTAGAATTCAAAGAATACAATATCCGTTCGAATGTTTCCATTGGAGACTGGGATATTGATATTTTGAATGATGTTTTTGGCGATATTGATCTGTTGTCATTTGGTTTGAATGTAGAGGATATTCCTATCCCTGATTTTGATTTGCCAATGGAACTTCAAAACGAGGAAGAGTCCGAGTTTGATCCAGAACCACCAAAAGTCCCGATCAGTATTTTGGGTGATGTTTACGAAATGCGCTCTTTGCAAAAGAAACTCGTGCATCGGGTGATTTGTGGTGACAGCCGATTGCCAGAAGTATATAGTGAGCTTCTTCAAGGAAAGTTATTCAATTTGGTTTTGACAGATCCACCTTATAATGTTAATTATACCGGTGGCACAAAAGACAAATTACAGATTGAAAATGACAACATGACCAGTGCCGACTTTTATACTTTTCTTTTTGAATTTTATAAAACGGCTTGCGATCATACTCATGCAGGTGGTGGTATTTATGTTTTCCATGCGGATAGCGAAGGTGCCAACTTTAGAAATGCGCTGAAGAATGCCGGTTTTAAATTGGCTCAATGTCTTATTTGGTTGAAAAACTCCATTGTTATGGGAAGACAGGATTACCAATGGAAACATGAACCGGTGCTTTATGGATGGAAAGAAGGTGCGGCACACAATTGGTATTCTGACCGAAAGCAAACTACAATTATAGAATTCAATAAGCCACTGCGAAGCGAGGATCATCCCACGATGAAACCCGTTGATTTGTTTACGTATCTAATGAAAAACAGTTCAAAGCAAGGTGATATTATTGGCGATTCGTTCCTTGGTTCCGGTACCACTTTGATTTCTTGCGAAATGAACTGGAGGCAATGTCGAGGCATTGAACTTGATCCAAGATACGTTGATGTAGATGTTCGCCGATGGGTAAAGTACATGCGCGAGAATCATTTGGAGTTTGAATTATTGAAAAATGGTGTTGTCCTGGATAAAAAGGAAGTTGATATTTATTTTGAATAGATTTTAAACCCGCTATATCAGCGGGTTTTTTGTTTTTTATAAAAATATTTTAAAAATAATTGTTTTTATATTTGGTTTGTACGTAACAAATTTGTTACATTTGAATATAATTAACAAAGAGGTGGCGGCAACATCAAAATACGGCTAAAATATTATGAAAACTACAATCGACTTTTTAAACGGATTACCAGTAGCAAAATCGGCTAACTTTCAAAACAACGTTATTAAAAATCTTGCAGAAGGAGTAAATCAAATTTATTTAGATTCTTGTGGAATGGAAAGATGTTCAGGTTACGGATCTTATAACTATTTTTTAAGAGTTGAAATCAATAATATTTCAATGAATTTGAAATTACACACAAATTCGGCTCCTGCTTTTGATGCTTACCAAGATTTAGAAATGGGTACCAGAAATTTTGAAAACTGGATAAAATCAACTGCTTTGATGCTTTTAGATGAAAATAAAGATTTAATAATTGAATTAATACAAGAAGAAGATAATGAGTAATGTAAGCCCTATAAACCAAAACGAGCAATGGATATTGCTCGTTTATCTTTTGGATGATATTCGTCAGCAAAAGAATATCACGCATGATGATATTGCCGAAATAACAGGCTATCATCGTAGCAGTATTACCCGTTTCTTTTCTGCAAAATATAAGCCCGGATTAGATGTGTTTCTTGAAATTGCAAAAGCTGTTCAGGTTAACTTCTTTTTTGAAGACAAGGAAGGAACATCCGATTTGAATTTAGCTTTTGAAAACGCAATGGATAAGTTGGGTAGAAGACCTGATAAATTACCTAAAAATTAAAAATCAATATTGCTAAACCCGCTACTCCTAGCGGGTTTTTTGTTTGTCCTTTTCTTACACTTGCCGTTTGCTGAAATTGCGTTAAAATTCAATAATTATGAGTTCTAACGCCGTTATTCTACGCAAAAAAGTAAGTACCCTGGATAAGATACGAAAGTATTATCTCAAGGGTGAGGATAGCGTTAAGCTTTCTGATAAACAAGATGAAATACGCATTCGGGTCCTGAAAGCGTGGAACTTGATGATTAATTATCTTTCGAAAGAACAGGCGATGGCTGTCATTATGAACGAATATGGCTGTTCTAGAGCGCAATCCTATCGTTATGTGAGTGATGCGATGTCGGTTTTTGGCAATCCTGTGGCCAATCAAAAAGAAGCAGAGAAGTATCTTTTAGGCGAAGAATTGATTCGTTCCCAACAACGATCTATCAAGAATAAAGACGAAGCTGCTTATTTGAAGGCCGCTGCTTTGCGTATTAAATTAGGTGGTTTTGATAAAGACACGCTTCAAAACTTTGATCCAGAGAAACTGAAAGCTCAAACTTATGTATTGAAAGTGCATCCATCTGTTTTGAAAACCATCGAAGCAAACGAGGATGGTGGTTCTATTGACTTCAATAATCTTGATACTGAAGATGTGGATTTTCAGGAGGTAAAAGAGGATGACGATGAAGAATAACGAAATAGAGCTGAATATTGCCCAAATAACCACCATTCATAAAACAAGTAAAAAGGTTTGGAATGCTAAAAAATTGCTTTGGGTTTGGATAAAAACCATTGTTTTAGAGTGGGCTCGTGGTGCGGGAAAATCTACAATACTGGGTTGGTTTGTCAAAGAAGCGGTCAAACAAATGCCTCGTGCCACTGGTGTTCTTGTGGGTGAAACCTACCAACAAATGTTATCCAGGACACTGCCATCCACAAAGGCGGGTCTTGAGATGTTTGGTATTTATGAAGGCATTGATTATCTGGTGGGTAAATGCGGGAAGTCTCTCGGCTTTGATATGCCGTTTCAATCGCCTGATAAATGGGATAATACTATTCACTTTTCGAATGGTTTTATCTGGATTATGGTTAGTAATGATCAGGCTAACTCTGGTCGTGGTATCAACTGTTCGATTGTGATTGGTGATGAAGCTGCTCTATTAGACCAGGAGCGATTGTTTAATAACGTTCAAACGACAAACCGTTCTACCTGTGGTGGTCTGTATGAAGATCAACCGCTTTGTAATGCTGAGATATACGCTTCATCTGTAGCCATGACCCAAAAAGGGCAATGGTTTACTGATTTGGATGCGTTAGCCAAGAAAGAACCGTGGAAGGTGTTGTTCGTCAAAGCTCCTGCTGCAGTCAATAAACACAACTTATCTCAAGACTGGTTTGATCGTATGCGTGACAATGCACCATCGGAGATGCATTATGATGCTGAGATACGAAACATTAGGCCAAAGAAAACCACCAATGGATTCTACCCGGCATTGGATCCAAAGAAACATTACTATCGCTATGCTTATGACAATGACTACCTGCAGCGCATAGGCGTGAATGCTAAGGCTAAGGACTTCAACTGCAAGCAGGACACGGACTACATGAAGTCTAAGCCACTCATTGTAACCATTGACTGGGGTAATATCATGACCATGACCGTATCACAGGACCAGGGCGAACGCTACCGGAACCTTAAGACCTTCCACTTATCATCACCAAAGATTATCGATGACCTTATTGATGAGAAGTTTGCGCCTTACTATGAGGATAAGAAGTCGCATAACAATGTGATTGAGTTCTACTATGACCGTAATGGTAACAATAAAACCATCAATACTCGTGTGACGTTTGCTGAACAGGCCGTCAATTGTTTCAAGCGTCACGGATGGAAGGTCATCACTAAGGTGCGTAAAGGTTCAGAGAATCCACCGCACAACGAGAAGTTTCTCGTTATCAATTACTTGTTGAAGCATGGAGGGACTCAAGGATTACCCGCTATTGAAATCAATGAGAACAATTGTGATGACCTTATCATCTCATTAGAAAACGCTCCTGCTTTACCAGGAAACAAACCCAACACAATCGTCAAGGATAAACGAAGCGAGAAGTCAAAGACTACTCCTCAAGAACATGCCACTCACTTCAGTGATACGTTTGACATCCCACTCTTCTGGAGATTCAGTAAGCAAGTGTTCAGGCTGATCAAACAAAACGATGACCGAGGCTTCGTGCCGTTGTTCAAAGGACATACGATGAAATAATTTATAGGGGTTCGATCGGATCAAACCGAAGGACCCCTCATATATCGCTTTTTTTTAAAACGGCAAGTGTAGAAACAGATTAGGGGCAGGCCGCTCAGTCCCGAGACAAAAAGAGAATGTAAATTGATTTTTAAATTTTAAAAACTTGAAAAACAAGTGATTAACTTTTTTTTTATGATACAGAGGGCACAAAATGATACATAAAAAGTGTGTCCTTTTTAAAAATAAGATATAAACCGAATTTTGAATCATGGTTAAGCGCATCTTTTTGAGACAAGTTTTAGAAATAATAAAAAAAACCGATACGAAAGGCGATGCGCTTCCATTCGATATCGAGTTCAGGACTTACAACCGTAATAATAAAATGGGCGGGGTCCTGAAAAGATATGAAGGCGCAAAATTATGTATTGGTAAAAAACTGAAAGGAAAGCCGTTTATCGATGCTGAATATTTTTATAGACAACAGCGAGTCAGGAAAAACCCAAATCACTTTGACAATAGAACACGAAACATAGAATTGCCGGGAGGGCAAATCAAGAAAATAAATATTTTGTTTATCACGAAATTCAATAACCTAGAAGTTATTTATTAATTATGAGTAGACATTTCAAAAATATCCACGTAGGGAAATCAACTGTTGCAGTTACTGGACTTGGAAAGTCTGTTGTTCCTGCTCCTTTGAAAATTCAAATAGATCCTGCTAATCAGGAAATCACTGGCGAAATAGTACAGTGGGGTTCTGACAACTTGTACCCGCAAAATTTCTACAATAAAAAGTTTCTAAAAAACGGTGCCGCCGTGGGTGGAATCAGTATTTTGAAATCCACGCACCACGGGAATGGCTTTAAATTATACAAAGAAGAAGAAGATCCCGCTACTGGTGAAATTATCATCCGTAATCAGGTCTTGTCAAAATATCCAGAGATCAAATTATTTGTTCGCAATAACAAGCTGAACAAATTTTGGTTTGAAAAAATCACCGATCAATCCCTTTTCCAAATCGCATTCACGGAACACATTCTTTCTGCAAATCAGGAAGAGATTGTTCGTGTCAAAAGACAAAAAGCCGCACACTGTCGCTTTGCTAAAATGGACGACTCTGGAAGAATCCCATTCGTTTTTATAAATACGGATTGGTCTAACGCCAAAAAAGAATTCTCCATTCCTATTCCTTTCATGGATGGTGATATGACCGCTTTGGAAATCAAAGAGTATTGCAAAGCAAAGAAAATATACAATTTCATCACCGCCACCTATTATCCTTTGGTAGACGAAAATTATTATCCAAAAGCTGACTGGCACGCTGTAGATAGAAGCGGTTGGATGGACGTGGCGAACTCGGTGCCAGAACTAAAACAGGCGTTGTTCGAAAATCAAATGCATTTCAAATATGTAGTTTATGTTTCTGACTTGTATTTCGAGTCTTTCTATAAAGAAGAGTGGGATGACTTCGATGCTGACAAACGCCAAAAAATGCGTGAAGATTTAGCCACGGCTATTGACGAACACATGTCAGGAAATAAAGCAAGTGGGCGTTCTCTTATTTCTCCAATTTTTGAAGAAGGAGGCAAGTTTGCAAAAGGAATAGAAATCGAACCAGTCGACAACAAACTAAAAGACGGCTCTTACTTACCCGATGCTTCTGCTGCTAACTCCGAAATACTTTTTGCCATTGGAGTGAATCCTGCGATCATTGGCGCAGGAACTCCGGGCAGTTCTAATCTTGGTGGCTCCGGTTCTAATATTCGAGAAGCGTACACCGTACTTTCTGCAAGTCTGGTACCACGAAGAAACACCACACTCGAAGACTGGGAACTGTGGCGCGACTTCAATGGATGGGATGAAGATCTGGAAGCGGGATTTCCAAATGTCAATTTAACAACCTTAGACAAAAACCCAAACGGTCAAGTCGAAATAATGAACGGATAACATGTCCAGACTAATAAACACTATCGCTGACCTAAAACGTCACATCATCGTATCAGCAACTTTCGACTTTGCAAAGGTTCTGCCTTTCGCCAAAAGAGTCGAGCGAAAAATCATTCTGGACTTAATTGGGCAGGATCAGTACGACTCTATTGTCATTCACGCTTTAGTTCCTGAAAGCTCCGCTCCTATTGACCAGGTGAAAGAACTGCTGGAAGAAGCTGTGGCCAATTATGCTTTGTTCCTGGCAATGCCAACGATCAATATTTTAATTACCAATGGTGGTACCAAAACTTCTACAACCACCAATTCAGATAATGCCGACTGGAAAGACAAGCGTGACCTGAACCGTTCCCTTTTGAAAACCTACAACGAGGCTCTAGATGATGCGTTTCAGATCATGGAGGAAAACGTGACTGACTTTTCAGAATGGCAGTCTTCAAAATACTACACCGTTTTCAAAGATCTAGTTGTGCAACATACTGCACAATTCAATGATCACTTTTCGATACAAAAAAACCGCCAAACGTTTCTTGCTTTAAAACCTTACATGCGCGAAGTCGAAGATCAGTATTTGAAAGCAATGCTAGGCGATGACACACTTTCTTTGATCAAATCAAAGTCAGAAATCACAATCGTAAATCAAGCTCAGGAAATTGCTAGAAAAGCAGTTGTCGCTTTCGCCGTTGCCAAAGCTGCCATCACTGGAACATTCACTTTTACCGATAGTTCTTTTACCGTGGCATCTGATCAGTTGCCTTGGGAAAAACAATCAGAGCTTTCAAAGGAAGACCGCAATGATTTAAAAAAAGACCGTCAACTCGCTGGCGAAGAATATTTAAAATCGCTAAAGAAATTAATTATCACTTATCCTTTGATGTTTCCTGCATACCAGGACAAAGCCGAAAAAGGAATTACTGATAAAATAATCAGGAAACCATCAGGATTATTCCTGTAAATCATGTCCTTTTTAAAAAGTGATCATCACCCTATTTTTGATAAAAACAAAACAAAATGCAAGTAGTAAAAGTACCCACAGCCAATGGCATCGACGACATCAAACTCATTGGAGAAAATGAATTGGAGCGTCAGTTTATAAAGCAACTAGCCGAGGCAGGTACTTTGTCTTGCATGAGTCGTGAAGTGGCTGATTCAGTTTTGTTTCGACCTATATCAGTTACGCCTGAGTTAAGCTCATACGCTTCTACAAAAAATACAATTGGCAAGTATGATTTCATTGTGAGACAAAACGAGAATCACAATGTTGATTTGACTTTCAATACTGATGCTACTCCGCTAGATCTAACCCAGTACTCCGCAATAAAACTACAAGTAAAACACAGCAAGTCGGCTCCTGCCATTTTCGAATTGTCTATTGGTTCCGGTCTTGTGATATCAGGCGTAGATTCTAATGTGTTGAAGGTTTCCATGACTGCGGCACAAACGAAACTGTTGACTTGCGAAAGCTACTACTATGATGTGCTGACGGCTACGCCAACATCTAACGTCTATCACCTAGAAGGAAAAATCACAATAAAAAACACTGGAACACGATGAGCGAAATAAACATAAATGTAGATTCAGAGGATGTTCCTAACGTAATTATCACAGTTGATGAGAACTCAGCGCAGGCGGCCAAAGATGCTGCAGCTGCGGCTCAAGATGCTTTGGAAGAAATAAGGAATACTGATTTTAGCGGCAAACTCGACAAAGGCACCTACACCGGCGATGCAGGATTAATTGACAACAGAATCAAACAACTAGAAGACACTCAAATTTTCCAAAACAGATTTGTAGGCAAGTCCTATGCAATATGGTCAGGAACAGGATTGACTTATGATGTGTATTTTACAGATTATTATATCAACAACGTGCTATATCCAGGAGGATATGCCGAGCGTACACTTGCGGCTTCTGATCCAACTAATCCTCGTTTTGATTTAATCAAGGCCGATGCTACAGGAATAACTATTGGCGTAGGTACACCAAGTGAAAACCCTGAAATTCCTTCCATAGATCCAACTACCGAATTAGCTATTAGTCCAGTACTTGTAGGCGCGGGCGCAACCGTTCCCGTAGGAGTAGCTGTTGAAGACGTGTACAAAGAAAATGCCGAATGGACCACCGCTTCTAATAACGGAACCGTAAACTTCAATGCTACTGCTGTTCCGTTTCAAGGGACGAAACATGTAGATTGTGGTGCCTTTAGCAACAATCAATATTTGAGATTTACTGATAATGTAACCAATCAAACACCAGACTTTTCGATACTAAAGTTTTACGTAAACTTGAAAGCCGCTTTTTCTAACAATACAAAAATAGCGGTTCGTTTTTACAATGGAACGACACTCATTAGCTCTACCGTATCGATCAACAACGGCTTGTATAATTTTGATAGAACTAGCATCAATACTTATCAAACAATCATTATCCCTTTATCTGATTTTACTTTTACAAGCTCGACATTTAATAGAATCGAAATAGTAACAGTGGGTTCTAATGGCTCAGGTTTTAGACTAGATAATATCGCGCTATCACAAGGAGCTTTGAACAATTACAACGCAGGTACAATTCCAAGTCTTCAAGATGTTACTGATGTAAACGCAAGAACGACAAATCCAATTAGCATTAGAAGTCTAGATGGGCAAAATGGAATTTCCATTCACAGTTTTGCGCTTAGTTTCTGGAAATGGGTAGGTGGCGTTTCGATATACACCAATATCCTTACGGATTATTTAACACAGACCTATGAGATACAGCTGCCTAATAAAACAGGCGGTGGCTATCAAACAATGGCGATGATGTCTGATGTGGATCTAAAACTAGACGCCTCCGCTTACAACGATAGATTTAAGGGAAAGTTTTTGACTGAAGCAGCTATGAGAGCCGCGCATCCTATGGCAACTGTGGGTGACGAGGCACAAGTAAACGAGGTGGGCTCGGAAACAGTTAAGAACTTTTCATGGGATGATGAATTAGTAGACTGGGTTCAAAGTGGATCAGGTGGCTCAGGTGCAACCAATACCGATGCGCTTCCCGAAGGCTCAACAAATTTCTATTACACAGCAGCACGCTTTATCGCTGATTTGACTTACGCAAGAGTTATAGCAGCTTTGGGATTCACGCCATCAACGGCACCCAATAACGCCCAGAAAAACAGCGACATCACCAAAGCCGAAATTGAAGCTAAACTAACTGGTGAGATTACAACGCATACGCATCCAGCTTCTGGCGGCGGTGGTGATATGACCACTACTACTGATCAAGAGGTTTCAGGAGTAAAAACGTTTTTATCTGGAAAATTAGGTTTTAGAAACGTGGCTAATACGTTTACTTCATTTTTTACTAATGCAAATACAGCTGCAAGGACTTACACGTTACAAAACAAATCTGGAACTTTAGCAGATACTACTGATGTGGCTGCTAAAATGGATATACCTACAGGCGGTATTGCTAATTATTTGCCTAAATTTTTAACCGCGACTACGCAAGGAAAATCTAAACTGATAGAAATTGGAAGTTTTTTAGGATTAGATACAGTTTTAAATCCGACTAAATCTATAACTCTAAGCTCTAAGGCAGACCAAAGTATAGGTGTAGAAAGCGTTACAAATGTTGAAAATGGTAAAAGTTTAACAATAGAAGCTGCGAAAGCCTTAAATTATATTCCTAATACTGAGTTTTTAGAAACAGGTACAACTTTTAGTGGCTCAAATGGTCTTGTAGATATATGTACTATGATAAATGGTAATGTATATGCCTCTATATATAATTCAGGAATTTACTGTAGTACAGATAATGGTGAGAATTTTTCACTAATAACAGGTACAGATATTTATCCAATAACTTCTGCTTCTAATCTAGCAGGAGATGTATATGCGTTTAGACAAAGTCCAAATGGTACTGTTTGGAAAAGAACAGGCGGCACTGGTGGTTTTGCTTCAATTGGCAGCCATTCTTTTGGTTCTATAACTAGAGCTTGTCAATCACCAAATGGGGATATTTATTTCAGAAATACTGCAAATGAAGTATTGTATTGTCCAAATGGGTCTACTCCTGTTAGTGGAACAAGTAATTTAGGAACTTTAGGAGCTTTAGATATAGCAACAAATTCTTTAGGTGATGTTTTTTTTATTACAGCTAATGCTTTATGGAAAAGAACAGGTGGAGTAGGTAGTTTTGTAAATCAAAATCTTGTAGGTTCTTATACATTTATTGGAATAGTAATTAAACCTAATGATGACATTATTTTGTTTTCAACAACTACTTCTTATTTAGTAGATACAGGTACAAGTACACTAAGCGTTTATCAAGCCTCTATTCCATATTTCCAAAACGGGATAACGGCTTTATTAAATGGAGCTATTTTAGCTCTTAGTAATTCAAATCCAATGAAACTTTATAAACAAAGTGCTTCATCAGTTGGTACACCAGATTTAAACGGTGGAATTTTAAAACTTAAATCAGGAACGGGTAAAGGAACAGGAGCTTCTAAAGTTCAAATCGTTACAGGTCAAAAAACCACTTCTGGAACTGATATGCAAGTTGAAACTGTTCGAGCTGAATTTGATGAAAATGGAAGATTTATTTTGTTTTCATCAGAAGTTTATGCTGATAATGCTGCTGCTGTAACAGCAGGGTTAGTTGTAGGAACATTATACAGAGATTCTTCAGGAAATTTAAAAATAGTTTACTAAAAATAGAAATTATGATACAAACTAAAACAGCCATTACTTATGGCGATAGAAGCGAAAAAACAGGAATTATAAAAGTAGAAGTTAGGCCGCTGGAAACTTCTACTGAGGGAACAAGATTTTTAGTAATCGATTGGGATATTTCAAACCCATCAACTGATCCTGTTCATTCAAAAGAAGTTTTCTGGACTAATCAGGAAATTGATGCTATGGATTCTTATTTAGAACAAAACAATGATTTTTCTAGTTTGAGTAAATCACAAAAAGAATTAAAAAAAATACAGTTGGCTTTATATTTTGACACTGTTTTTAATTTGCTGCAAAGCGGTAGAACAATTTACCGCCTTACTCCTGATGATTGGGAATTGACACCTGATACGGTGATTGAAATACCAACAGAATAATGGGATTGCTGTTAATCATAATCACATGGATATTAACGCCGGTATTAGAAATTGGTAATTTCTTAACCACGATAGTTTTAAGTGTTACAAAGTTTCAGTTTTGGAAAACCGTAAATGGTTATTTCAAGTCGGGAGCAATTGACAGAGATCGTTTTGGCAATCACAATTATAGATCAGGATTGAATTTTTGGTTTAGTACGGGCGGCTATGAATTTGGGAACAACAAAGAAACGATGTCTAGTGTTTTTGGTAAAAAAGCATTAGAAGATTCATTGAATAAGTGGGGTTGGTTTTGGTATTATTTGCTTTACGCCATCGACTATTCTAACTGGAAAAAAGGAGGGCATTGCTTCGCTTCGATTAATAATAACATTTAAAAAATAACGCATGAAAACATACTTAATCTACATTTTAACGGCAACCTGTTTGTTTTTTGCTCCTATTGCGGGTTTAATGATTGCGGTAGGCGCGGCAATTGTTTTAGATACTTTTTTTGGGATATATCGATCGGTTAAAGTAAAAGGTTGGCGATTTGTCACCAGTCGTAGATTGAGCGAAATAATATCTAAAATGCTATTGTATCAAATGTGTATTATTTGTCTTTATGTGATTGATTTTTTTATCCTTTCAGAGTTTTTCCAAAAATGGTTCTCCGTTTCTTTTTTCGCTACTAAGATGTGTGCAATTCTATTGATATTCATCGAGGGAGTTTCGATAAAAGAAAACTTTGAAAAAGCCACCGGACTTGATGTTTGGTCATTAATAAAAAAAGCATTAGGGAGAGCTAATGAAATAAAAGATAGTGTAACAGATTTTAAAAAAATAGAGTGATTATGAACTACGATTATTTAAAAAAAGTAACAGCACCACAAATCTTAGTCCAAGCTATAAAACTGATCGGTACCAAAGAAATTGTGGGGAAAGTGCATTCAAAAGTCATTTTAGGATGGGCTAAAGAATTAGGTATCGACAAAACCTACACGAATGATGAAATTGCCTGGTGCGGTTTATTTGTCGCTTATGTGTGTCATAAAGCAGGCTTAGAACTTCCCTTTACACCATTGGCGAGTTTGTGGGCGTTAAACTGGAATAAGTTTGGCACCAAGCAGTCTAAAGCCATGTTAGGTGATGTTTTAACCTTTAAGAGAAACGGCGGTGGCCATGTGGGAATTTACGTGGGTGAAGATGAAACTTGCTATCATGTCCTTGGAGGCAATCAATCTAATATGGTAAACATTACTAGAATCGAGAAATCAAGATGCGCGGGAATTAGAAGAACGCCTTGGAAAATAGCGCAGCCATCAAGTGTGCGGGCTATTGCTTTAAATGCAAATGGGTTTATTTCTAAAAACGAAGCCTAATGAAAAATCAAAAAATCAACCACGTCTTATTCTGGATCATCGTATTTACTTTAACTTTTGTCTTGAATTCTTGCGGTGCTAGAAAAGCAGAGAAAACGAGATCCACTGAGGAAACAAAAAACGAAACCACAACAGCTGCTATCCTGGAGAAAAAAGAAGAGTCGGCCGTGAAAGTCGAGGAAAAAACCACCGTGATTGAAAAAGACAATAGCAAAGTTGTCGAAACTTCATACAGGCCAATCGACCCAACCAAAGAAGCCACGATCACAACACCTGAAGGGAAGAAACACACTTTACACAATGCCGAGGTAGTCATAAAAGAAACGACTCAAGACAAAGAAAGAAAAACAGATACTTCCATAGATTCTGAAACCACTAATAAATCAGAACTCAAAGAAGAGTCAGAGTCAAACAACAAAGCCGCTGCTAAAAAAGCCAGCGAAGTAATTGTTATCGATAAAAAAGCATGGAGTCCGGTTCATTTGCTTTGGTTGTTGATTCCTGTTTTAATTGTGGTTTTTCTTTTTAATAAATATAAATCTAAAATCTGGTGGGTATGATCGCTGAAAAACTTAGAATACTCAAACTAAAAAAGGCTCGCATCTGGTCAGAAATAGAATCACTTGCTGAAGTAAATGATTCTTTGTTTTTGGCTTTTGGGAAAACCCAAGCCGAAATCATGAAGCTTGAGAAACAATTGACTAACGAAACTAAAAATATTTTTGATGAGAATTGATTTTAAAATAGCGCAACACTGGAACGATCTCACCGAATGGCAAATTAGAGCCATTGGCCGTTTTATGTTTACTTCCAGAAATGAGCAAACAGAAACCAAGTTGTTCAGGCAAGTGGTTTTGTCAATTCTAATTGTGCCAAAACCGACAATCAAAAACATCATTAAATCGGTGGTGTTGTTGTCGCAAGTGCCATTTTCAGAACTGGAGCAATACACCGCTTTTGTCTTTGACCAGAAAGAACTACTCACCCGTTTTCCTAACCAAATAAAAATTGGGCGTTGGCCGTTCCGTAAAACGGTTTATGGTCCTGCGCCACGATTGGCTAATACGACTATTGAAGAACTCTCCTACGCTGATACTTTTTATTACAAATGGATGACAGAGAATGATGTCAATGATTTGCACCGCTTGACTGCTATTTTATACCGACCAACGCATTGGAATGTACGCCCTTCTTTAGAAGACAAGCGCATTCCTTTTTCTAGTTTAACCCTGGAGAGCAATTCCCGCATTACAGATGCAATCCCATTGCCGGTGAAGTTTATGATTGCACACGCTTTTTATGGCTGTCGCCAAAACTTCATTAACCGCCATCCTAACGTTTTCCCTCAAAAGAAAGTCGTGGAAGGCGAAGAAGAAGCCCCACCAAAAAAGCCAAAACCATACCAACCCTTCTCTAGAATCATCGATTCCTTTGCGATGGATGAAGTGCAAGTTTTTGGCAACCACCAGCAAGTCGAGAAAGTATTTGCGCCCAAGTTTCTCTCTATATATGAGGAAAGCATCAAGCGAGAAAAAGAAAAAGAACGTCAACGAAACACTAAATAACCATGTCAAGAGTATTATCATTCCAGAAAGTAGATGACTATTTCAGAGAATTAGCTACTAAGCACGTAGATATCAAGGATTATTGCGGCACATCTGCAGAGGAATTGGCTTCAAAGATTGAATCAGTAGAAGGACTGCAAACGCCCTTATTAGTGTTTTACGACTATTACGGGAAATTAGAAGGCGGTGTACAGCGCACTTTCAACAATAGATCATTGGCTTTCTCTATTTTATACACCGGTGTAAAAGCCGATGATTTCCCAGCGCAAAGAACCGCCGTCAATAATGCGGAGGAAATAGGACTCGAAGTCTTGTCCAGGATTAATGTACAATCAAAGATGCCGGGCATTGGCTGGCTCTACAACAACTTCGATAAAAACACTGCCACATGGGATGAAGTCATTGCTGAAGGGGCTGATGGTTTTTACGGCATGGAATTCCACTTTGATTTAAAAACACTCGAGCCACTGGTGGTAACACCTGAAAAATGGAGCGATGGGGATATATTTTGTTAAAATGAGGTTTCCCGTAAAGAAAAAATAGTTAGTAGTTTCTATTTTTACAGGTTGACCAATTAACACTAAAAAATTATGAATGAAGAATTGAAACGCGTAATCCAACCAATTGTGGAATGCGAATTGAGCCTAAGTGACCAAAAAATGGCCTTACACAGAATGTTTACTTTGGCTGTTGCCAATGCACCAGAGAATGAAACGGATAATTACACCGCCAAAACCCTTTCACCCGCCTACTTAGCTTTATGCGAATTGTTGAAAAACGTTCGCGAAATTCAGTAAATAATTAAATCCAAATACAAATCCTACATTCGTGTAGGATTTTTTTGTATACTTTTACTACTCACTTAAATTTAAAAAATCATGAAGAAAATTACACTATTACTGCTTTTCGTCTCTTCATTTGTCAATGCACAGCAACGGGTGTCTGAATACAAAGCTTCAAACGGAGTCACCTACAAAGAAGGAGATACCATACAACTGGGAAGAGGCTCAGGTTTACAAGGAACATTTGTATATCTAAAAATAGCAGGCTGGATGGCCGGAAGCACCACTCAAATTGGATCTGCTTATGGAGGTTTGAATGTTGAAATAAAAAAGATAAAAAAAGCCACTTTCAAAGGCGGGGACAAAGTGTTTTTTGTAGTGGGTGGCGGGAATATCACAAACTATTCCTTAGAAATTGAAGAAGCCATTGCCACTTGCGAGGTAAAAGAATGTACGGCGTCACAAACAACAGTCGTTTCCAAATCGGATAAATACGACCAGCTTAAAAAGCTAAAGGATTTACTTGCAGATGGTACGATTTCTCAAGAAGAGTTTGATTCTGAAAAAAAGAAGCTTTTGAATGAATAAACCAGAACAGCTATTTTTTTGTGTGAAAAAAGTACCAATAAAAATCCTATATTTGCCCTGACCAATCATTTTAAAAGCGAAGAGTGCTCCTTGTTAAGATTCTTAACACGGGAGTTCTCAGGTTTCGGGTAGCGGGAAAAAAAACCGTCCGACTTCATTCTTCGTGATGATTGGTCAAGCCGTAAAGGGGGCTCCCCTGTTCTGGATCTAACACCAATTATTATGGAAATCTTTATTTTAAATTACAAAGACGAAGTTAAAAGACTCATTTCAGAAAACTACGAGCCAGCGGATTCGTTGTCTAAAGAATTCAAAAAAACAACTCAAGCGCTTACTTATGAGTTCATGAATGTTATTCCTAACAATGCAATAGATGAACATCTTGTTTATGAGGCCCTAAGAGAATTGGGTTTTGAACCAAAAGAGGAAAAACCACTAGTTTATTTCTGGTACTTTAAACGAAAAAATAATATATAGTATCCTGCAAATGACTTAGAGTCTATAATTTGGCAAGTAGGGAAACCTTCTGAAAAACAACGTTAAAGTAAGAAGGTTTCGACGGCTGATTTAAAAATAAACAAAACTAAACTCATAAAACCACTCCTAACCGAGTGGTTTTTTTATGTCCTTTTCTCACTGCTTAAAAACTTGGAAATTGCTTCAAAATTCAAGGATATGGAGAATGTGAATATTGAAGCCGAGGAAAGAAAAGCTGGAAGGATTGCCGCAGCCGCACTCAAGGCATCGTTAATTAATCAAATAAAAAACACATTCAACCGCCGCACTGGTGCATTAGAGAAATCTACGGTTCTGGCTAGGTACAAGAGTGCTCGTTTAGATCGATTGGTGCTTAATTCCCCGCGCTATTCTTTTCAAACTCATTTTGGCTCTTCGCTTCCAGGTACTCAAAAAGCTACAGCAAGAAAAGCAACTTCTGTAAAATCATTTCAACGTCATCTAGAAGGTAAGGTTTCGCAGGTACAAGCACACGAACGAAAAGGCGGTCGTGTTAGTGCTATGCGAAAAAATGAGCCATATAGAGCTACTAATCACATTGCGAAAGCATTGAACCAAAGCAACGCATTAGAGAATCTCGCCACGGCATTAGGTAACAACAGAATGGTATTAATCACTTCACAAATCAATTTCTAATGGCAGCAGAAAACATAAATAGGCGGTTAAACATCTATATCAATGACCGTGAAGTAGTCAATTCGATGAGAGGTGTAGGAAGTGAGATGGCTAGAGTTAGAAATCAGATGCGTAATTTGAATGCGGGAGCCGATGATTATAATGAGCAGTTGCAAGAATTGAGGAGTACCTATTCAAGGCTAACACAGGAACAGGCGCGGTTTAGAACAGAAATAGCACAAACGCCAAGTGTCCTTCAAAGGATAAGAGGTGCTTTAGGTCCTGTTGCTTCTGGTATGCTTGCCGCTTTCTCTGTGGGTGCTTTAGCTGCAGGTTTTACAAGAGTTCTTGGAAACGCAAAAAAACTAATTCAAGAGTTTGGTCAATCAGTTGCTGATTTAAGCTCTATTACGGGGGCCACAGGAAAAGACTTAGATTTTTTAAAAAATCAGGCAATAACTTTAGGTAAAGAAACTAAAGGTGGTGCTGTTGCTGTTGTCGAAGCTTACAAATTAATTGCGTCCGCTAAGCCTGAATTGTTAGAAAATATTGATGCGTTAACCCAAATGACTGAGGCGGTCTTAGTACTTTCTCAAGCTTCTGGATTAGAGTTGCCTGCAGCTGCAACAGCATTGACTGATGCAATGAATCAGTTTGGCGCAGATGCAAGTCAAGCTGCAATGTTTGTAGATACGCTGGCTAATGGTGCGAAATACGGGTCGGCAGAAATTCCTCAATTAACAGAGTCTTTATTGAAATTTGGTGCAGTTGCTAAAACTACAAACGTCAATATTCAAGAAAGTACTGCTTTGATAGAAGCACTTGCTGAAAAAGGCTTGAAGGGAGCTGAAGCGGGAACGGCATTGCGTAACGTAATGTTGAAACTTTCGGCACCAGATGCATTGCCAAAAGATGCGCAAGAAATAATGAAGGCTTTAGGTATTAGTTTTGATGAATTAAAAGACAAATCAAAACCATTCGCTGAACGCCTTGAGGTGTTGAAACCAATACTGAATGACAATGCTGCCTTAATTAAGATCTTTGGTCTTGAAAATGCGGTAGCGGCAACTAATTTGTTGACTTCAACTGAGAGAATCAAGGAGTTGACCTCAAAAATGAATGAAAACGGTACTGCAGCAGAACAGGCGAAAATAAGAATGAATACTTTGACCGGTTCGCTTGATAAATTAGAGAGTGCTTGGGGCTCATTTGTTCTTTCTTTGTCGGAAAAAGGAAATGGACTAGGTAATTTATTAGCAGGAATTACAAATGAGCTTTCAGAAACAATTGAAGGTTGGAGAAAGATATTTACATCTAGTGAGAAATTAAAAGAAGAGGAGCTTGCTGAAATAAGGAAAGAAGGTATGAATTCCATTATCAAAAGTTATGGATCAGGGAATAAACTCAATCAAAGTCAATTAGAGATCATCAAAAAGTTAAATAATGAAGAAATTAACACTAATGCTAATAAAGTTAGGGCATTAATTGAGCAAAATAAAATTTTGGCAAGTAATAAACATTGGTTAACTGGAGCTATAAAAACGGAAAACTTCAACCAAATCATAGAAAACAGAAAACTAATAGCTGAAATAAATAAAAACTCAACCAAGTTACTGGGTAAAAACCAAGGGATTTCTTCTTTGATAAAAACAAAAAACACGCCATTAGGTGAAGTTCTTGTAGAAGGCTCTTCGCAAACTACTGGTAATAGTTCAAATGATGAGTCTAAAAATAGACAAAAGGCAATTGAGGATGCAAAAAAACATTCAGAAGATTTAAAAAAGCAATTAGAAGATTCTCAAAAACAATTACTACAGACTTCTCGTGCTTTTCAAGATGCTTCTTTAGGGAGTCAGAAGGAAAACTACGACAAGGAATTGGCGCTTTTAAACGTAGAGTACGACCGAAAAATTGAGGATACAAAAACAAAGGTTTCTCATTTAAAAGAAGAAATTAATAAACTGAATTCTGATCTTCAAGACCCTAAGAATTCTAAATCAGATGTGCAGTTAATAAAGGCAATAATTGCTGCAAAAATTGAAGAGCAAAAACAATACAGTAATACGGTAATTGCAACTGAGCAAACTCGCGGTTTTAAAATAGCAGCGTTACAAGAGAAGTACTTGCAAAAATCCATTAAGGACCAGGAATCAGCAAATGCTCGACTTCTTCAAAATCTACAAACACAGCACAACTTAGAATTAGGCAGTATTACCACGTTAGCTGATGCTAAAGCCATTCTTTCTAATTACTTAGATGAGGAAGAACTTAAAAAAGTGCACAGTCTTTCTGATGCCAAAAAGAAAATTAAGGAACAGTTCCAGAAAGAGGAAATTGAACTCCAACAAAAACACTTAGAAGAACTTGTGGCTCAAATGAGTCGTGTTCTTGGAGAGAAAGATGAATTTGGTATTGAATTAATCTCTCCTGAAGAAAGAGAAATTATTTTGGCTTTTCTTGACGAAGCTGCAGCAAAAATAGCAGCGTTAGGAGTACAAGGTGCAACTGATTCTGAAGACAGCTCCAAAGACATTAAATCATTATCAGGTTTAGATATACTTGGTTTCACTCCTGAGCAGTGGCAAGACACTTTCGATTCCTTTGATACATTCGAAGATAAACTGGCAGCGGTTGGATTTGCTGTTTTAGCACTACAAAACGCTTTTGGCACCTATTTCCAGTTTTTGGAAGCAGGTGAAAAACGCACAATGCAAAAGTTTGAGGCCAATAATCGCAAAAAACAAGCTGACCTTAATGATCAGTTAGAAAAAGGATTCATTACTCAAGAAGTTTACACAGCCAGAAAAGCAAAACTGGAAGCGGAACTGGCTAAGAAAAAAGCCGAGATTGAATACAAGCAAGCCAAGCGTGAAAAATTAATGGGTATTGCTAGTATTATTGGGAATACTGCAATTGGTGTTTCAAAAGCTTTGGCTCAGGGAGGGATGATTTTCGGAATTCCTTTTGCGGGAATAGTTGCTGCACTGGGTGCTGTGCAATTAGGATTAGCACTCGCGCAACCTTTACCGGATAAGAACGGTTTTTACGATGGTGGATTCACAGGAACTGGCGCGCCACGTAGCGAAGCGGGACCGGTGCATTTTAACGAGTATGTTGTTCCTCAAAAAGTATTATTCTCGAATGATCCGGTAGTTCCTCAGATAATGGGCTATCTCGAAGCCAAAAGAACGGGCAAATCACCACTCTCTCAAGATGATCCTGCTAGTACAAATACTTCCAGTAGCAACTCAGGCTCCGGTAGTAACGAGATGGATATAGCTGTTGTAAATGCCTTAAATAGAAACTCTGAAGTGCTCGAAAAATTAGAAGAAGATGGACTTACGGCTTATTTAGTAAACGATATCAAAACGGCTAAGAAAATGAGAGACAAAATCAAAGAAGTGAACAAACTAGAAACTAACGCAAAATTATAATTATGGCAAATTCCTATGTAACCGTTGAATTTATTGCTGTTCCTGATATAAACAATTATATAGGAATCGATGAGTCCGTTTCGGGTTTTGGTTTAAACGAAATATTTAAAACAGATAGAACCACCGCAGGCGAAACTAAAATCCCTGCCCAGGCTGACGATAATAAATATTCAATGACAATCTCAGCTACAGCTGCTGGTGTTTCTGATCATGGCGCAATACATACGCCCATAGGTGGTACATTGACCAGCACGCCGTTGACTTCTTTGCTTGTCGAAGACAATTTAGATGGCACTTATACTTATGAGTTGTGTTCAGAAACATCGGTTGTGATATATGAGATTTCATCAGGAATGAGTGTCGTGTGGTCTGAAGGTTCTTTTGACCAAATAGGAAGCTGTGGCGGTTATGCTGAAACAATCTCGGCTAATTATAAAACAGCTCTTGACTTAGATTTCAATGGTGCAGGGCAATTCACGATCACTAATGTAGATGGTGTCGCTAATAGTGGGCTAGGAACTGTCACTATTACCGCTAATTTTCCAAATGCGGTTTTCTCCCTTCCAGAAACCTTTCCTTTTGCGATCATCACCATTACAAATATCAGCGACATTCCTGATAATACCGTTTCTCCTTTACTATTAGAATTTCAAGTGTTTCCTGATGTTGCTAATGCTCCCGCCAAAGAATTCTCAATTCAAACAGAGGAAGCTTGGAGCATTGCTAATGTATTGCCAGCGTGGCTAGAACTGTCAGCCACTAGCGGAACAGCTGATGCCACAATAACGGCAACTCCTGTAAATTATGAGGCTTTGGCTGCTGGGAACTACACCACCGCTTTGAATGTGGTTGTAGGTGCTGAAACTTTTGTGGTAACCGTAAATTTGGCGGTTTTTAGCTTTGTCAAGAATCCCTTTTCTCCTGGTAAATTGTATTTTACGCAAGAACTGGAATACCTGAATTTTGATACAGCAACAGCGGGAACATTTGTTGCTTTAAATATCCAAATAAAAGTGTTTGCAATCAATACCTATGAGCCTATTATTTATACAAGGCCGTACAATTTTCCGCTATTCAAAGGAAAAGGTGATTTTCATGTGGGTAGCATCGTTCACGAATTATTTGAAGAAATTCAAGAATTGACTGATTTTGTGCCAAATCTAAAAACCAATTACACCAAGCCACAATACCGCCCTGCAGAAATCACTGTTTCTTTCGAAGAAAAAACATTTAATGCTACAGTTCCTGGACTGGTAAGTGGTGAATTGCCCATGTTTAAAATGGCCAAAGGAAACAAACCATTCACGACTGAAAGCCAATTGATATTACTGACCACGGCACAGCAAGAAGTGACCAGAATCACGCCGCAGTCGTTTGTGGGGACTTCCTTTGTTTATTTTGGTAAACCTAGAATTATCGTGAAGCAAAACAACAAAGTTATTGATGATTTCGAAATAACAGAAGCCGACCCAAACAAGGTGATTTTCTCCTATTTCCGTTTTGTCAACAATTTGAAAGCGGGTGATAGTTTAGATTTGATTATCATTAATGGCTTTGAAACAAGATCACAGCGTTTTCTTGTATTTCAAAACGGAATGGAAAGTACCTATTTCTTTTTCGAAAATGACAATCAAATGCTGGAGCCGTATGAATTCTCAGGTCGTAGAAGAATGAACCCGAATTTTAAGCACGTAACGACGAGAAAATTTAAGGATTTATACGCATTTGATTCGAAAGTAAAAACAGAGGTTAGTCAATCATTCATTATCAATACCGGGCAATTAGCCAAAGCTGATTATTTGATGGTTATGGCAATTGTAGCTTCTACCAAAGTATGGTGTTCCTTTGACAATCCCGAAGGTCCTTATTTTAAAGTAGATGCTACTACAACAAAATTAACCACTCAGGACACTTCGTCAAGTGAAGAGGATTTCAATATTGAATTTAACATCTTAGAAAACGCACATGCTAGTATTTATCCACGCTAATTTTAGGTTAGACCTTACCTATCTTCAGGTTACTTTCACGGAACTAAACCAGTGGTTTAAGGATGATTTCTCTACAGAAACTACCATTCCGTTCGACTTGTATTTGGATGCCGATCTGTCAAAAAATAGCGGTTTTCAAGCGCATTATAACGCTCACAAAAACCAGACTATTTTTAGCGGTTATCTTGATAAAGATGGCGAAATCAAAGCAGCCGTATTGCAGTTTCTAAGTAAAAAAGGGAATTTCATTAATGCCATTATCAATGCGGGAACAGATAATTTTCCAAGCTTTGAAAAGAAACTCTCGGAATTGCTGCTGGAGACAAAAACGGTGGCTGATATCCTTGTCGATGCCAATGATGTGATTGCAAAAAGCTACCCAGAAACCAACTATAATTTCCCAATGGTACACACGGATAAGTATGATCCAAGTGGCGATGAGTGGCACGGTTTCGAAAAAACAATAAATAAATATGTCGCGGGACAATTCTTGACAAATGTGTTGGACTTGGAAACTAATATTGATTCCATCAGGAATATTATGCAGCCATTGCCCTACCTGATGCATGTTGTCAATGCGGGAATAGTCGATGCGGGATTCACTTTACAAGGCGATATCTTGACAGATCCTGATTTCAACAAAGCTTTGCTATTTCGTGATGGAGAATATTACGATGCCACGGTCAAAAATGAAACACCAATTGTTTATAAAAACAATGAGTTCGACAATTTAGCTTATCAGGACAACGGCTTTCAGTATGTTACTTTTTCGAAAGAAATCACAGTCGAAAGAAAAGGAGATTATATCTTATTTGGAGACATTACTTCTCTGGTTTACTCGGCGAGAAAAAACCCAGCTTGGAGCCACGACAGATATCGTTGTTCAAATTTGAGTGTACGAATCGAAAAGAAAAGTGCAGGAGTTACCACCCAATTGGCTTTTTTCGAACAATGGAGACAAGGAGCTGGTCAGCAAAATTTGTGGAAAGAAATCAAAGAAAACGCTTATGACATCCCTGTTTCGCTTGCTGTGGGTGATATCATCAAAATCACCAAAACAGAACCAAGACGGGATTTATCTCCATCTCCCACGCCTGATTATCCAGAGGCGATATCTTTGAAGTTGATTCCAGTGCGATATCGCTATGCTGATGGAAGTCCGATCATTTCAGTTTTGAACCTAAAGGAAATCGACTTGACTCGTGTGGTGCCTGAAATGACTTTCAGGGATTTAATTATGATCATAAAAAACTGGAAAAATTACGAGTTCATCCCTGTTGACAATGTCATTTATATGAACAGAATCGAGTCCAGGTTAAATAGAGATTCGGCTGTCAATCTATCAGAGTTTGATGTCGAAGAACCGCAAATCAATTACCACGATGACCGACAGTTTGAATTAGCTTTCACTGATGGAAAAGCATCTGAAACTTACAAGTATGATTCGATACTGGTTTCAGGAGACAATGTGCAGGTCAATAATTACACGATGAAAGATTCAGTGAGTCCCATTAAGATTGATGCGCTGCCGCTTCCTGTGGTGGCCAGAAACGGAATCACCACCGCTTTGAGTTATGAAGATGAAACGACAAAGCTGCGATTGGTTTTTATGCGTCCAATGCCTGCGGGAGGAACTCCAGTGTCGTACTGGAACGAGAATGTTCTTATCCAGAATGTTTATGAAACCGATTTTAAGAATTGGCTGAAATTCAGAATCAATTCTATCGCTTGGAATTGGGACTTTGTTATTTCAGTCGAGAAGTTCAGAGCCATTTCGATTCAAACTCTTGTCTATGCTTATAGTAATTATCACATTTTCACCGAGATTGAAAAGGAGCGATTGAACAGTATGTTCTGGAGAATAACGGCAAAATCAGAAAGCCTATTATAAACGAAAAACCGCTAATCTAGCGGTTTTTTTGTTTTATTCCTCTTTCCCAAAATTAATATCAGCTCCTTGAATTATTGCATCACAACTTGAATTTCTAGGGGTGTACATTTCTGTAATTTTAATATCATAATGTCGCGCCTGGTCTCTTACTTTTATTGCGGCAACTCCGCTGTTTAATAGATCGGTAATTCCAGTGTCTTTGAGTCCGTAAAACTGGTATTTACTTTCTAGATTTAATTCAGTTCTTAATGTTTCCCATGCGCTTGCAATTTTTCTGATCGGCATTTTTTTTGATCCTGGTTTAAAATTGTCGCTTGAAAAAACATAATCAGTGGGGTGGGCATTTCCTATATGATTTTTCAATTGCAATAAAAATTGAGAAGGGATTGTTACGACTTCGTCTTTTTTATTTTTCGAAATCTCTTTTGGTAAAAAGATTGAATTATCATTAAAGTTTATCATCCATACTTTTAGCTTTCCAAGTTCCGTATTTCGAATAAAACAAAAATAAGTCGACATGCAAAGCGTGTGGAATCCGCTGTCGTAGGTGATCAGTTTATTATAGATTGCTTGTTTTATTTCTGTTGGGAATACTTGCCTTTTTTTTACGGGCAATCTCATAGGTTGAATGCCTGCAACTGGGCTTTCATTAAGAACTCCTCTATTTATCAGAAAAGTGCAAAATAATCGCAAGAAGCCCAAATGATTGTTTCGTGTTCTTGGCGAAGAATCTCTTTCGATGTAAATCCAGTCTAAGTAATTGATGCAAAATTTCTTATTCACTTCTAGAGCAAAAACTATTGGGTTTTTCTCTTTTATGAATTGTTGCAGTAAGTTCAAATTAGAATTATAGGTTCTGAGCGTGTCTGGTCTGACAATATCATCCTTTAGTTGCTTTTTGATACTTGTCAAAAATTCCTCAACGCAAGCTTCAAATGTTTTATAGCTTTTTCCTGTTGATTCCAGAAAGGGAGACCAACCGTTGGCCAGTTTTGTGTTGATGCCTAAAACAATCCTTTTGGCGTGCTTTAATCGTTCTGAATTGGAAGCAATAGAAGGAACTCGAAGTCTTATGCGCTCTAGTTTATTTGTCGCTGGATTTTTAGCGTAGTAAACAATCACCCACTCTTTATTTAGTTTGAGCTCTGCTGGTTTATAGTCTACAAATAGTACTGTAGATATATTACTTGTATGTTTTTCGGCATTTTGCAT